CTCCGGCACCGGAAGATCATTGACCAGTTCAGCGTCCGGAACAACAGCTTTGAGCACTCCATCAAGTACACCTTCCGGCGGAAGGACGGGACACCGGACGGAACCATCGAGATCTTCGCGCTGGCAAGCAATCCGGACAGTCAGGACTCCTTCAACTGCAACTTCGCCATCGCGGACGAGGTGGCCGCCTACAAGAAGCCGGCACAGTACAACCGGTTTAAGGAAGCCATGAAAGCGTATCAGAACAAACTGATGGTGGGTATCACCACCGCTGGCGACAATATCAATTCCTTCGGCTACGGCCGGCAGGAATACGCCGTGAAGGTGGCCACCGGCGTGGTGAAGGACGACACTCTGTTCGCCTTCGTGGCCCGGGCGGACCAGAGCGACAGCGGGGAAGTGGACTACACCAACCCGATTCAGCACCGGAAGGCCAATCCCTCCTACGGCATCACCATCCGACCGGCGGATATTCTCCAGGAAAGCTTGCAGGCCCAGAACGACCCCCAGCAGCGAAAGGACTTCCTCAGTCGGTCCCTGAACATCTACACGGCGTCCATGCGGGCCTGGTTTGATCTGGATACATTCCGGGCCAGTGACGGGCAATACCACTGGACGCTGGAGGAACTGGCGAAGCTGCCCATTGACTGGTACGGCGGCGCGGACCTGTCCCGGATGCTCGACCTGACCGCGGCGGCACTCTTCGGGCACTACGACCGGGAGGACGTGGACATCATCATCACACACGGCTTTTTCCCGGTCACGCAGGCCGCTCGGAAGGCTGACGAGGACAACATTCCTCTCTTCGGTTGGCAGGACGACGGATGGCTAACCCTGTGCAACAACCCGACCGTGAATGTGTCGGACGTGGTCAACTGGTTCTGTACCATGCGGGACCGGGGCTTCCGGATTCGGGAAGTGGGCCACGACCGGAAGTTTTCCGGCGAGGAGTACTATCCCCAGATGAAGGCGGCGGGCTTCAAAATCGTGGAGCAGCCGCAGATGTACTGGATCAAGTCGAAGGGCTTCCGCCGGATTGAGAATTCGGCCGCGGACGGGAAACTGTACTACCTGCACTCGGAAGCCTATGAGTACTGTGTGGCCAACGTCCGGGCCATTGAGAAGACGGACGACATGATCAGTTATGAGAAAATCAGTCCGGAGATGCGGATGGACCTGTTTGACGCTTCGGTGTTCGCCGCGGTCCGGTGGATTGAGGCGCACACGAAGGTGGAACGGCTCAATCAGTGGTGGGGAGGTGCGAAATGAAAAAACCGTTTTCCTTTTTCCGGCGGGAGCAGACTCGCCAGCGTGACACTGGCGTCGCGTTGATATTGGGCACGGAGCAGGATTCCATCTGCGTTCCGGGCTACACGTCCCTGGACCGGAATCCGGAGGTGCTGACCGGCTGCCGGAGGATTGCGGAGCTGATCGGCTCCATCACCATCCACCTGATGAGCAACACAGCCTCGGGGGATGTCCGGATCACCAACGAACTGAGCAGGATGATTGACATCACGCCCATGCCGAATATGACCCGTAAGACCTGGATGGAGGCCATTGTGATGAACCTGCTCCTCTACGGGCGGGGAAATTCCGTGGTCCTGCCCCACACGGAACGGGGCTACCTGCGCAGCCTGGAGCCTATCTCCGCCACCCGGGTGTCCTTCGTGCCGGTGGGTGCATCTGACTACTACCTTCTGATTGACGGGCGGCGCTATGAGGCGGATGAGGTGCTGCACTTCGTTTTTAACCCGGACAGGTACTATCTGTGGCAGGGCAGGGGAGTCCACATCTCCTTGAAAGAAGTGGCGGACAACCTGAAACAGGCCGGAGCTACCAAGAAGGGCTTCCTGGCGTCCAAATGGAAACCCTCCATCATCGTGAAGGTGGACGCAGGAGCCGGGACGATGGACTCTCCGGAGAAGCGGAAGGCCATTCTGGAGGAGTATGTGAAGATGGACGGGGCCGGACAGCCGTGGATTGTACCTGCGGAGCAGATCTCCGTGGAGCAGATACGCCCCCTGACCCTGGCGGACCTGGCCATCTCCGACACGGTGGAGGTGGACAAGCGGACGGTTGCCGCCGTCCTCGGTGTCCCGCCCTTCCTGCTGGGGGTGGGCGAGTATACGAAGGTGGCTTGGAATGCCTTCGTCCAGAACACGGTCCGGCCCCTGGCCGTCGGTATCGCCCAGGAGATGACCCGCAAGCTAATCCTGTCCCCGGACTGGTACCTGAAGTTTAACATCCTGTCCCTGATGGACTGGGATATCAAGACCATCAGTGACGTGTTCGGGACCCTCTCGGACCGGGGCTTTGTCTCCGGAAACGAGGTCCGTGACCGGCTGGGCATGTCCCCGGTGGAGGGGCTGGACGAGTACCGGGTTCTGGAGAATTATATCCCCATCGACATGAGCGGTCTCCAGAAAAAGCTGTTGCAGGGAGGTGGCGACGATGCTGATCTGTGACCATGCGTACTTCGGAGACTGTGGGCGGATACAATGCCGGAGGACCGGAGGAATCTGTGTCCACGTGAAATACTGCGAATTATCCATGAAGTGGCGGCAGACAGACGCCGCCGCCCGCTGCCCGGCAAGGAGGGACGATTTTGAGACAGGTAAGAGCAATTCCGTCTGAGTTTCAGACGAGGGAGGAGAACGGGACCCCCTCCATCGAGGGGTACTTCTCCGTTTTTAACAGCACTTATGAGGTAGGCCCCGGCATGTCTGAGAGCATTGCCCCGGGCGCGTTTACAGACACCATATCCGGGGACATCCGGGCGCTGATCAACCACGACAGCACGCTGGTCCTCGGACGGACCAAGGCCGGAACGCTGGAGCTGCGGGAAGATTCCCACGGGCTGTGGGGCCGGGTCACTGTCAATCCGAACGACAGCGACGCCATGAACCTCTACTCCCGGGTGAAGCGCGGCGACGTGGACGGCTGTTCGTTCGGGTTTGACATCGTCAGCGAGGATACCGATATCTCCGAAGACGGCAGTGTGCATTGGACCATCAATCGCGTGAAGCTTTATGAGGTCAGCTGCTGTACCTTCCCGGCGTATGAGGAAACCAATATCTCCGCCAGAGCCCGCGACCGGGGGGAATTCCTCCGGAGGAAGGGTCTCGCCTGGCGGGAGAAGATGAAAGCGAGGTTGAAGCATGGCACTGAAAGTACTGTTGCTCCGGAAAAAGCGGGATGACCTGACCCGGGCGCTGGAGGGCCTGCGTGAAAAGCAGGCAGGATACTCCGCCCGGGAGACGGAACTGGAAACCGCCATCAACGAACTGCCCGACGACGCCCCGGACGGGGACCGGGCGGTCGTGGAGCAGGCTGTCTCCGACTTTGAGACGGAGCGGGAAGAGACGGAGGGCGCAATCTCCTCCGTGACAGAGCAGATCAACGAGCTGGAGGCTGAGATTTCTGAGCTGGAGCAGCGTTCCGCACAGGCTCCCTCGGCCGAGAGCAGAGACACCGGGGCAGAGCCCCGGAATGAGACAAGAGGTGATGAAGTCATGAGCAGAAGAAACGTATTCCGCGGCATGTCCGCCCAGGAGCGGACCGCTCTGATGCAGAGAGAGGACGTGCAGACCTTTCTTGGCAGGGTCCGGATCACGATCCGGGAGCGCAGAGCCATCGGCAACGCCGGACTGACGATTCCGGATGTGTTCCTCGGTATCATTCGGGAGAACATCATGGATTATTCCAAGCTGATCCGGCACGTGAACCTGCGGCAGATCAACGGCGACGGCCGGATGGTTGTCATGGGCACCATCCCGGAGGCAATCTGGACGGACTGCTGCGGCAGCATCAACGAGCTGGAGCTGGTGTTCAATGATGTGGAGGTCCAGTGCTGGAAGGTGGGCGGATACTTCGATATCTGCAACGCCACCATCGAGGACTCCGACCTCAATCTGGCCTCTGAGATTCTGACTGTGCTGGGTCAGGCCATCGGCATGGCCGCAGACAAGGCCATGATGTTCGGCCTGGGCACTCGGATGCCCCTGGGCATTTTCACCCGGCTGGCCCAGACCTCCGCGCCGGCGGACTATCCTGCGACTGCCCGGCCGTGGGTGGATCTGCATACCACTAACATCAAAACGATTGCGGATACCGTGACCGGCGTGGACCTGTTCCGGCAGTTCCTCCTCTACACCTCCGCCGCCAAGGGTAAATACTCCCGCGGGGAGAAGGTGTGGGTCATGAACGAGGCCACGCATACCGCCCTGATTGCCGCTGCCATGTCCATTGACGCCTCCGGCGCTATCGTCTCCAGCGTCAACGGCACCATGCCGGTCATCGGCGGCGCCATTGAGGTCCTGGACTTCGTCCCGGACAATATGATCATCGGCGGATATCTGGATCTCTACCTGCTGGCGGAGCGTTCCGGCACCCGTCTGGAGCAGTCCGAGCACGTCCGCTTCCTTCAGGACCGCACCGTGTTCCGTGGTACTGCCCGGTATGACGGCGCCC